TGTTGTTTGAGGATAGCCTAAACCGCCCAAGCTTTACGTTAACGTAAACCTATCTGGCATAAATAAAATGGCGCGCGATCGCGGCGCCTATAAAATGGGTTTTGATAGCCTAAACCGCCCAAGACAAATGACCGCGCCCAAATCCTGCGCGATCGTGGAACGCTTTTTGCCGCCAGCTTGCGAGGCCGGGGGGTGGGGCCGACGCGCGGGTGGCTGTCACGGGCTGGGTACGCAAACAATTTTTTATTTTTTAAAAATTTGCATCCAAGCCCGAATGCAACTATTATGCTGCACCATGACCTTTTACTCCCTGCCGTTCACACCGGAGCGCCCAGCGGCGACTGAGGCGCGGTTAGAGAAAATCTACGAAGCCGCTAAGTTCGGCTTGAAGGGCGACAGCCTCGCCTTGGCGTCTGGCCTGACCCCAGCGCAATATCGCCGATTGCATGAGTTCGACCCGCTGGTGGAGATGGCTGAACAGAAGGGCCGCGCTGAGGGTGAGTACGTCGCGGCTAAGACCTTGCACGCGGCAGCCGCCGACGGCGACAGCAAGGCAGCCCTTGAGATACTCAAGCATCAGCACGGCTGGGTCGCCAAGCAGCAGATCGACGTATCTATTGACCAGCAGATCAGCGTGATCGGCGCACTCGAACGCGCGCAGACCCGCGTGATCGAAGGGCTGTACACGGAAATAAGCAAATTAGAGGATAACACATCAGATGCAGACGCCCATCTACTCAGCGCAGGACGAGATGGAACTGATGTCGAGGCTGTGGTCGCCGAGCATCAAGGATGACCCGCTAGCGTTCGTGCTGCTGACGTTCCCGTGGGGCGAGAAGGGCACACCGCTGGAACACTTCAACGGGCCGCGCAAATGGCAGCGCGACATCTTGGCCGACCTGCGCGACCACATCCGACAGAACAACGGCAAGATGGACTTCGATACATTCCGCATGGCGGTGGCGTCAGGGCGCGGTATCGGCAAGTCGGCACTCGTCTCATGGGTCGTGATCTGGATGCTGTCCACACGCATCGGGTCAACCACCATCGTGTCGGCCAACTCCGAAGCGCAGCTACGCAGCGTCACATGGGCCGAGATTACCAAGTGGCTGGCGATGTCGCTCAACAGCCACTGGTTCGAGATCGCCGCCACACGCATCATGCCAGCCAAGTGGCTGACGGAGATCGTCGAGCGTGACCTGAAGAAAGGCACGCGCTACTGGTCAGTCGAAGGGCGGCTGTGGTCGGAAGAGAACCCTGACGCTTACGCCGGGGTCCACAACTTCGACGGGGTGTGTCTCATATTCGACGAAGCGTCGGGTATTCCAGACAGCATCTGGTCGGTCAGTGATGGCTTCTTCACGGAGAATACGCCGCATCGCTTCCATTTGGCCTTCTCCAACCCGCGTCGCAACACAGGCTATTTCTACGAGACATTCAACTCGAAGCGGGCGTTTTGGCAGACGCGCAACATCGACGCCCGCACGGTCGAGGGAACCGACAAGAACGTCTATCAGCGCATCATCGACGAGTATGGGGCTGACAGCTACCAAGCGAATGTTGAAGTTTATGGTCAGTTCCCCAGCGAAGGGGATGATCAGTTTATTGGTGTCAACCTAGTCGATGACGCCATGCGGCGACCCAAGCACAAGGACAATACCGCACCCATCGCAATCGGCGTCGATCCTGCACGCTTCGGCAGTGATGCAACCGTCATCGCCATCCGGCAGGGCCGCGACATCGTCGAGATACGCCGCCTGCGCGGTGCTGACACGATGGAAGTGGTCGGGCACGTCATCGAAGCTATCGAAGAATACAACCCGGCCATTACCGTGATCGACGAAGGCGGCTTAGGCGCAGGCGTCGTAGACCGGCTCAAGGAGCAGCGGTACAAGATCAGGGGCGTCAACTTCGGCAATAAGGCCATGAAGCAACTCATGTACGGCAACAAGCGTGCTGAGATGTGGGGCGCGATGCGTGATTGGCTCAAGGATGCCCACCTGCCCAACGATAGGTTCCTGAAAAGCGACCTGATCGGGCCGCGCATCAAGCCTGACAGCAAGGGGACGATCTTCCTTGAAAGCAAGAAGGATATGAAGGCGCGCGGGCTGGCCTCACCAGACGCTGCCGACGCCATCGCGGTGACGTTCGCGTTCCCGCTGGCAAGCAGAGAAGCACGCGTTGACAAGAAGCGCGTAGGAGCGTATTCTTCGGGTGGAATTGCCACATCTTGGATGGGTAGCTAATATGGCCGACAAGAAGAAGTCTGTCTCACTGTCTGTTGGACGCGGCGAAAAGCTGTCTGTGTCCAAGGGCGCGGGGCTGACTGCCAAGGGTCGGGCCAAGTACAACCGTGAAACCGGGTCTAAACTCAAGGCGCCAGCACCCAACCCCAAGACAAAGGCCGATGCAGGGCGCAAAGCGTCGTTTTGCGCGCGCATGGGGGCTGTTGCTGCCAAGGCTAAAAACGGCGAACGTGCCAAAGCCAGCTTAAAAAGGTGGAAATGCTCATGAAACCGGGTCTATACGCCAACATTGCCGCCAAAAAGGCCCGCATCAAGGCTGGATCAGGCGAAAAGATGCGCAAACCGGGCACCAAGGGTGCGCCAACCGCTAAAGCGTTCCGCGATAGCGCCAAAACAGCTAAGAAAGGCAAGTAAATGGCTATGAAACCGAGCGGATTTAAGCCCATGCGGGGCAAAAGCATCACGATGAAGATCGGTGCGGCCAAGCCTATGCCTAAGCCTAAGCCAGCAAAACCGCTGTCTAAGACGGCACCGCCGAAACCCGCCAAGTACGGCATCGCACCGCCCGTCACGCCCGGCAAGCTGGCCCGTGCGCCTGAAGCGGACGATGTGTTGATGGCACGCCGCGGGTCTAACGTCATTCGCACAACCGTGCGTGAGCGCATGACACCGGCTAAAAAGGGCAAATAACGATGCCTTTGGTGAAATCGACCAGCAAAAATGCGTTTCGCAAGAACATTAAGGCCGAAATCAACGCTGGTAAGCCGCAAAAACAAGCTGTAGCTATCGCCTACAGCGTCAAGCGCCAAGCTGCCAAGAAGGGCAAGAAGTAACAACATGGCCGATCCAACAGGCATCAACAAGGCTGGTCAAGTCGCCAACGTCGGGTCTAACCCGGCAAAGTCGTCAGGTGATGACGACAAGATGGCGAAAATGCGGTCGCGTCTGCAAATGGCGCAGGCGGCATACTCCGATAGCCGCGAAGATGAACTGGACGATCTCCGCTTCATGGCGGGCAGCCCTGACAACCAGTGGCAATGGCCTGCCGACGTGCTGCAAACGCGCGGCTCTGTGCAGGGCCAGACGATCAACGCACGCCCCTGCCTGACCATCAACAAGCTGCCGCAGCACGTCCGTCAGGTGACGAACGAGCAGCGTCAGAACCGCCCGTCGGGCAAGGTCATCCCCGCGGACGACAACGCTGACGTGCAGGTCGCTGAGATTTTCAACGGTGTGGTGCGGCACATTGAGTATATGTCAGACGCCGACGTTGCCTACGACACAGCGTGCGACAACCAAGTCACTTACGGCGAAGGCTACATCCGCCTGCTGACCGACTATTGCAACGAAGAGACGTTCGATCAGGACATCAAGATCGGACGCATCCGCAACGCATTCAGCGTCTACATGGACCCGACCATCCAAGACCCATGCGGTGCTGACGCTGAGTGGTGCTTCATCTCTGAAGACATCCTCAAAGAAGAATATGAGCGGATGTTCCCTGACGCGACGCCGATCTCGACGCTGTACGCGCAAGGCGTGGGCGACCAAGGCATCTCGTCATGGCTGACTGAAGACACGATCCGCATCGCGGAGTATTTCTATTACACGCACAAGCGTGAAACGCTGCACCTGTACCCTGACAACCAGACTGCGTTCGCTAACTCGCCGCAAGACAAGCAGCTTCAGGCTATGTTTGGCAAGCCCATCCGCACCCGCGAGGTAGACCGCAAGAAGGTCATGTGGATGAAAACCAACGGGTTTGACGTGCTCGACGAGCGCGAATGGCCCGGCAAATGGATACCCGTTGTCCGCGTGATCGGTAACGAATGGGAAGTTGACGGTCAGATTTACATCTCCGGCCTTGTCCGCAACGCCAAAGACGCGCAACGGATGTACAACTATTGGACGAGCCAAGAAGCTGAAATGTTGGCTCTGGCCCCCAAAGCGCCGTTTATCGGCTATGGCGGGCAGTTCGAAGGCTACGAAAATCAGTGGAAGACCGCCAACACGACCAACTGGCCGTATCTGGAAGTTAACCCTGATGTAACGGACGGCGCAGGTAGTGTCTTACCTCTCCCTCAGCGCGCCCCGCCGCCGTTACCGCAGACAGGGCTTATCCAAGCCAAAATGGGCGCCGCTGACGACATCAAGGGCACCACCGGGCAGTATGACGCCTCGCTGGGCCAACAGGGCAACGAGCGGTCTGCAAAGGCCATTATCGCCCGTGAAAAGCAGGGTGATGTCGGAACGTACCATTACGTTGACAATTTGGCCCGCGCGATCCGTCACATCACGCGCCAGATCGTCGATCTGATCCCGAAGATTTACGACACGCAGCGCATCGCCCGCATCATAGGCGTTGATGGCGAAGTCGAAATGGTCAAGTTTAACCCCAGCCAGCAAGAGCCGGTCAAGGAAATCCGCGACCAAATGGGCGCCCTGATCGAAAAAGTTTACAACCCCAACGTCGGCACATACGACGTGATGGTTACGACAGGGCCGGGCTACATGACCAAGCGTCAGGAAGCCCTCGACGCCATGAGCCAGATTTTGCAGTCCAACCCGCAGCTTTGGACGGTTGCAGGCGATCTGTTCATCAAGAACATGGATTGGCCCGGCGCGCAGGAAATGGCTGACCGGTTCAAGAAAATCCTTGATCCCAAGGTGCTGTCGGAAGGCGATCAGTCGCCTGAACTGATGCAGGCACAGCAGCAGATCGAAGCGATGACGCAGGAACTAAACCGCGTCACCGACATCATGGAGAACATCCAAGATAGCGCCGAGCAGCAGAAGCTGGTGATCGACCAGTTTGAAGCGCAGGTCAAAGCCTACGACGCTGAAACCAAGCGTATTACGGCTGTCCAGAACAGCATGACGCCAGAGCAAATTCAGGACATCGTTATGGGCACCATCGCGGCTGCCCTTGACACAGGCGATCTGATCGGCGGCGCACCTGAGATGCGCGAGATGCCTGAGATGCCTGACATGGAAGCCCCTCAAATGGCCCCTGAACAGCCTGAAATGGTCCCTGAAGCACCCGAAGGAATGATGTGATGAAATGCGCTGAATTTGTAGGTATGTTCTTTCTGGCGCGGGATGTCACGCATTCGGTGCATCTGAACACGCGCAGCTACGCCAAGCACGTTGCGCTCAACGAATTTTACAGAGCTATCGTCAAATTATCCGACAAATTTGCCGAAGCCTACCAAGGCAAATACGGCCTGATTGGCCCGATTGCGCTCATGTCCGCCAAGAAAACCAGCAATGTCGTAGAATTTTTGCAGGATCAGGCTGACGAAATCGAAAAAGTGCGCTATGATGTCGTCGATAAGGAATGCACACCGCTTCAGAATATCATCGACGAGATTGTCGGGCAGTATTACTCGACGCTGTATAAGCTGAAGTTTTTGGCATAAAGGACGTATCATGGCTGCATTATATTCAAAGATTAGCGCAACCGCACAGGTGAAGGTTGGCGCAGGCAAGCTGAAGAGCATTTTTGTGTCTTCAGGGACCAGCCCCACGGTCGCTATCTACGATAGCGCCACAGCATCCACCAGCGATCCGGTGATCATCGCGCAGTTCACTGCCGCGTCGCCGGGCCTCTACGCCTTGACGGGCGATGAAGGTGGCGTATATTTTAGCAAAGGTTTGTACGTCGTTCTCGGCGGCACAAACCCAGTAGCTTCTATCTTTTACGAGTAATTAAGGCTCGAAAAACCGTACCGGCGAGGCTCACCGGGAACTCTTAGGAGTTAAACATGGACGAAACAGTCCCTAACCAAGCGGAAGTGCCCGCGCCAGAACTGGAAGCCACGGCAGCAATCCAGCCTGAAGAAAACACGACGCCGGAAGAGCAGCCTGTCGAACAGGAAGCATCCAAGTCCTTCACACAAGAAGAACTTGATGCAATTGTTGGCAAGCGTCTCGCAAGAGAGCAGCGCAAATGGGAGCGCGAACAGGCCCAACGGCTCGAAGAGATGCAGTCTCGTAAACAGGCAACGCCTGTTGCAGACATCGTCCCAGAGCAGTTTGATACTTACGAAGATTACGCCGAAGCCTTGGCAGAGCGTAAAGCGGAAGAATTGCTGAAACAGCGGGAAACCCGTCAGTATCAGCAGGCTTTGGTCGAGCAGTACCATGAACGTGAAGAGACAGCGCGGGATAAATACGATGACTTCGACCAAGTCGCGTACAACCCCAACCTTCCCGTCACGGAATACATGGCGCAAGGCATCCAATCCTCTGATGTTGGTCCCGATCTCCTTTATTGGCTCGGTTCCAACCCCAAAGAAGCGGAACGCATTTCCCGACTGCATCCAATCTTGCAAGGAAAAGAAATCGGAAAGATTGAGGCTTCACTGTCCTCAAATCCGCCGGTTAGAAAGACTTCAACCGCCCCGGCACCGATTGCACCTGTCACGCCCCGTGCCAATGGCACGCCGTCGTATGATACCACCGACCCTCGTTCGACTAAGTCGATGACCACGTCGGAATGGATCGAAGCGGAAAGGCTACGGCAGATCAAGAAGTACGAGGCACAACGTAACCGCTAATTTGGGATTTTAACCATGTCTAACTCAATTCTTACTATTGACATGATCACGCGGAAGGCTCTCGAAATTCTCGAGAACAACCTCGTGCTCACGCGCAACGTCAACCGCCAGTACGACGACAGCTTTGCCGTCGAAGGTGCCAAGATCGGCTCCACCCTCCGCATCCGTCTGCCTGACCGTGCTCTCGTCACCGACGGCGCTGCCCTTCAGGTGCAGGATGACAACGAACAGTTCACAACGCTGACCGTTGCCAACCAGAAGCACATCGGCGTGAACTTCACGTCCGCCGAATTGACGATGCAGTTGGACGACTTTGCCGAGCGCGTTCTCAAGCCGCGTATTTCGCAGCTTGCGTCCAGCATCGACGCTGACGTTGCTAACGCTTTTGCCACCATCGGTAACTCTGTCGGCACGCCCGGCACGACCCCGGCTTCGTCGCTGGTTCTGTTGCAGGCGCAGCAGAAGCTGAACGAAAACGCCGCTGTCATGTCGCCGCGCTACGCAACGGTTAACCCGGCTGCCAACGCTGGTCTGGTTGAAGGCATGAAGGGTCTGTTCAATCCGACCGACACTGTCAGCAAGCAGTTCAAGAACGGCATGATGGGCACGGGCGTCCTTGGTTTCGACGAAATCAATATGTCTCAGTCGATCAAGCAGTTCACCACTGGTTCGCGTACAGCGACCGGCGGCACGACTTCGGCTGCTATCACGTCGGAAGGCGCAACGGCTGTTGCCATCACTGGCGCTGGCGCTAACGCCACTGTCAAGGCTGGCGACGTGTTCACGGTTGCTGACTGCTATGCCGTCAACCCGCAGACCCGTGAAAGCACAGGTTCGCTGTTCCAGTTCGTTGCGCTGGCTGATGTCACGCTCAACGGCTCTGGCGCTGGCAGCATCACGGTTGCTCCGATCTACTCGGCCAGCCATGCACTTGCCACTGTCAACGCCCTTCCGGGCAACAGCAAAGCTATCGTGTTTGTCGGTGCGGCTTCTTCGCAGTACGCGCAGAACCTCGTCTACCACAAGGACGCCATCACCTTCGCAACCGCCGACCTTCTCATGCCGCAGGGCGTGGATATGGCTTCGCGTCAGGTGCACAACGGCATCAGCTTGCGCGTTGTTCGTCAGTACGACATCAACAACGACCGTATGCCTTGCCGTATTGACGTTCTGTACGGCTACAGCACGATCCGTCCGCAGATGGCTTGCCGTCTCTGGGGTTAATCTAGTACCGGCCCCGGCTTTAAGTCGGGGCCAACTTATAAAAGGACTATTATCATGGCTCTTCCTAACGGCGGTTCCGCCTATCAGGTTTCGGATGGTAACGTTGACGCAGCCAAGCTGCTCGGCGGTTCGACACTGACCTTTTCGTCGGGCGCAGGGATTTACTTCCTGACAACCGCGATCACAGCTAACTCGACCACAACCGATGCACCGGCGGGTTCGTTCGGCATGACCACCAACGCCACTGGCCTTGGCAAGCTGTTCTACTCGGACGGCACCAAGTGGCAGTACGGCGCGGTTTCGTAATCTACACGGCCCCCGCTTAACGGCGGGGGCCAATTCTCTTGGAGGTTACTATGCCTAACACCAAAGCAGTCGGCGTTGCTTACGCTGACCCAGAGTTTGAAAGCGTTTCCGTAACTGGTGCTATGAGCGCCGGTAGCGTTGTTTCGACGGCGTCCAGCGGTGCAGTCGCGTCTAACGCGAACGCAGGCGTTTACATTCTCAGCACAGCGATCACCGCTAACTCAACCACCACTTCGGCTCCTGTCGGTTCGCTTGGTATCACAACCAACGCAACTGGCCGTGGCAAGCTGTTCTACGCAGACGGCACTAAGTGGCAGTTTATGGCGATCAGCTAATATGATGGACGGCTTTCGGGCCGTCCATTTTAAGGATTTTTTATGGCTGTCATTTACATGGTTCACGAAAAGCACGGGGCCAAAGTCGCCATTTCGGAAGACGAAGCGATTTCTGATGAAATGTATGGCTGGATGCGCTATGATCCCGACGAACCAGCTTCTGAAGAAGATGAAGAAGAAGCTGTTAACACTTTGGCGCCGCAAACCAGCGGGCGCCGTCGAGTAGCGCAGGAAGGTTAACCGATGACGACAGCCGGGGACATCATCAATGGTTCGCTGCGGCTGTTAGGCGTTCTGGCCGAAGGCGAAGTTCCTTCGTCAGAAACGTCGCAAGACGCGCTGACCGCAATGAACCAAATGATTGATAGCTGGAACACAGAGCGGCTGTCGGTTTTTTCCACGCAAGATCAAGTGTTTACATGGCCTGCCGGTCAGTTGTCGCACACGCTTGGGCCGTCTGGCGACTTTGTCGGCAACCGCCCTATTTTGTTTGACGACGCGACGTATTTCAAAGACCCCGGCACGGGCGTCAGCTACGGCATCAAATTCATTAACCAGCAGCAGTATGACGGCATCGCGGTCAAGACCGTAACGTCTACATTCCCGCAGGTTATCTTCGTCAACATGACGTACCCCAACGCCGAAATGTTTGTCTATCCGCGCCCGACCCGCGATCTGGAATGGCATTTTATTTCCGTTGAAGAACTTACAACGCCCGCCAATCTTGCGACGGATTTGACTTTCCCGCCCGGCTATCTGCGGGCGTTCCGCTATAATCTGGCGTGTGAAATGGCACCTGAGTTTGGCGTTGAGCCAAGCCCGCAGGTATCGCGCATCGCCATGACATCCAAGCGCAACCTCAAGCGCATCAACAACCCTGACGACATCATGTCGATGCCATACAGCATCGTCGCGTCTCGCCAGCGGTACAACATCTACGCGGGTAATTACTGATGAAGACGCCGATCCTTGGGTCGGCGTATGTCGCCCGAAGCGTCAACGCCGCCGATAACCGCATGGTCAATCTGTTTCCTGAAGTCGTCCCTGAAGGCGGCAAGGAACCAGCGTTCCTTCAGCGTGCGCCGGGGCTTCAATTCCAGCAGACAATCGGCACTGGCCCCATCCGTGGGCTTTGGTCGCATCAGACCAACGGTGAAGACTTTTACGTCGTGTCGGGCAACGAACTCTATAAGCTGACCGGCTTGACCAACGCACCGCAGTTTATCGGCAACATCAGCGGCACTGGCCCTGTTTCGATTGCCGATAACGGCACGCAGCTTTTCTTTGCCGCTGATCCTGACGGCTTCATCTATAACGAAGTCACAGGCGTTTTTCAGCAAATCACCGATCCCGACTTCCCCGGCGCGGCGACGGTGTCGTACCTCGACGGCTATTTCGTGTTCAACGAACCCAACAGCCAAAAGATTTGGGTCACGCAGTTGCTGGACGGCACCAGCGTCGATCCGCTGGACTTTGCCAGTGCTGAAGGTTCGCCCGACGGCGTTGTGGCTGTGCTAACCGACCACCGCGAACTGTGGGTGTTTGGCACAGACACGACCGAAGTCTGGTACAACGCAGGGCTTACCGATTTTCCGCTGGTCCGCATCCAAGGCGCGTTTAACGAACTTGGCTGCGCGGCTCCCTATTCCGTCGCCAAGATGGACAACCAAATTTACTGGCTGGGCCAAGACGCCCGCGGTCAGGGCATCGTCTATCGGGCTTCTGGGTATATCGGCCAGCGCATCTCTACGCACGCCATTGAATGGCAGATGCAAGAGTACGGCAACATGGAAGCCGCGACAGGCTACACCTACCAGCAGGACGGGCACAGCTTCTATGTGCTCAACTTCCCGTCGGCCAACACAAGTTGGGTATACGATGTCGCCACTGGCGCATGGCATGAGCGCGCAGGGTTTGAGAACGGCCAGTTCACCCGTCACCGCGCTAACAACATGTGCAATTTTGACGGCAACATCGTCGTCGGCGATTACCAGAACGGCAACATCTACACGTTTGATCTGGAAGTTTACGCCGACAACGGTCAGCCCCAAAAGTGGTTGCGGTCTTGGCGCGCGCTGCCGACCGGCGCTAACACGCTGGCCCGCACGATCCAGCATTCCATGCAGTTGGATTGCGAAACAGGTGTCGGTCTAGTCACAGGCCAAGGCAGCGATCCGCAGGTCATGCTGCGCTGGTCCGACGATGGCGGCCACACATGGTCCAACGAACATTGGAAGTCGATGGGACGCATCGGTCAATTCGGTAAGCGCACGATCTGGCGGCGTCTTGGCGCGACCATGAAAATCCGCGACCGCGTCTATGAGTTGTCCGGCACTGATCCTGTGCGCATTTACATCATGGGCGCAGAACTGTTGCTGTCTGGGACACGCGCCTAATGGCTTCGGCACCCCCTAATCCCACACAGCTTACACCGCCGCGCGTTGCGGTCATTGATGAGCGCACAGGCGCCATCAGCCGCGAATGGTATCGGTTCTTCCTGTCGCTGCTGACATCAACGCAGGCAACGTCTGCTGCTGCCGACGCGCAGCCTGACACCAACTCACTGTTGGCAACCTATGACGCCATGTTGGCGTCGCTGACGCAAGAAGTGCAAAACGCGCCTGACGCACCGGCAGCGGTAGCATCTTTAGATTTCAAAGTAGATAATCTGGCGCAGGCTTTTGGGGTTAGCCCCCAGCCGCCGTTGGGTACGATGGCGTCCGTACAGCAAGATAACGTCCGCTTTATTGGATACTCAACGCTGCCATCCCCGCCGGTGGTTTCAGCCCCCGGCGTAACGTCATGGAATAGTGAAGACGGCACGCTCTATCTCGGAATGGGATATGATGCCGTTGTGCAGCACGTTGGCTTGGACCAGTATTTCCGCATCAAAGCGTCCGCTGCCATCACTAAAGGCCAGTGCGTCATGTTCGATGGTGCTGTCGGCGCGTCTGGTGTGCTGAAGGGCAAGCCTTCCACCGGCGTCACAAATCCCCAGTATATCATGGGCGTAGCGACGATGGACATCGCCAACAATGGCTTTGGCTATATCACCAGCTTTGGGACTGTGCGCGGCATAAACACAACAGGTTCGTCCGTCGGCGAGACTTGGGTGGATGGCGACATTCTCTATTACAATCCTGCCTATACTGGTGGCCTGACCAAGGTAGAACCTATTGCTCCACTACCAAAGGTTGTTGTGGCGGCAGTGACAAACGCTGGCTCTGGCGGCTCTGGTTCACTGTCGGTTCGCATTCAGGCGGAGCCTTATCTGCAAGGCTTGACGGACGTTTATGCGCCATCACCTATATCCAATGGGCAAATCCTGATTGGTGATGGACCGCAGTCTCGCTGGGAAGCAGCAACGCTGACCGCAGGAACGTCTATCAGCATCACGAACGGTGCTGGTGCCATCACGATTACAAACACCGCACCGGATCAAATTGTCAGCCTGACGGCTGGCACGGGCATTTCCATTAGCGGCACTTACCCGTCGTTTACGATCACCAACACCGCCCCGGATCAGATCGTCAGCCTGACCGGCGCGGGCACGACGGTCGTTACAGGGACGTACCCCAACTTCACGATAACGTCGAACGACCAGTACGTCGGCACCGTGACGAGCGTCAGCGGTACAGGTACTGTCAATGGTATCACGCTGACCGGGACCGTGACCAGCAGCGGCTCCCTGACGCTGGGCGGCACGCTGTCGGGCGTCAACCTTACGAGCCAAGTCACGGGCACATTGCCGGTTGGCAATGGCGGCACTGGCACGGCTACGACATTTACCGCCGGGTCTGTCGTGTTCGCGGGCGCGTCAGGCGTTTACTCACAGAAGAATGCAAACTTTTTTTGGGACAACACCAACAACCGCCTTGGTATCGGAACGACAAGCCCTGTTGCAAATATAGACAGCCGTGGCGTTGTTAGTATTGGCGGCGCGGCAGATGCGTCATTGCATATTAGTCAGGTGTACGGCGGTAATGGCCGATTGTCGCAAATGTCGGTTAACAGCAACAGCACCGATGCCTTAAACATCGTTGCCTCTAAAAATGGCGGAGGAACGGAGCAGTGGTATTCGTATGGCGTCACGGCTGCAAACGTATTTAACATTCAGCAAGGCGTTGGGCTTGGCACGGCTGGGCTAAACATTAGCAGCAATAACCAAGTCCTGATCAACACGAACACTGTATCTGGGGCGTCGCTAAATCATACGCTTGAAGCCAATGGCGACATCATGTCGACTGGCTCTGCGGCAGGTTTGTTTTGGGCTAACCGATCTGCTGCGCCATCGCCGGGTGCTGATTGGTATGGCTGGTATACAACCGGCGGCACGATCTATCTTTATAACCCTGCGGCGGGGAACATCGCGTCGATCAACGCATCAACGGGTGCGTATACGGCGCTGTCGGATGCAGCGAAGAAGAAAGACTTAGAGCCTTCTTCGGTCGGCCTTGACGCTATTAAGGCGCTCAAGCCCACGCTGTTCCGCATGGAAACGGACGGCGTCGAAGCCCCTAAACAGCTTGGCTTCATCGCGCAGGAAGTCAAAGACCATATCCCGCAAGCCTATGTTGAAGAACAAAACACCGACGCTGGCGGCAATGACACGACGTATATCGGCTTGAACGACCGCCCAATTATCGCGGCTTTGGTTAAAGCGGTGCAAGAACTTGAAGCCCGCGTAGCGCAGTTGGAAGGGTGATTTACAAAAATGAGATTATGCCGTAATATCACGCCTTGCATTACGGCCTCCATCAAAAGGACTAGCAATGACCGTTAATCTTTCGCCGTTGGCCGGGGCCGGATGGCAGTTCTTCGACAGCAATGGCGACCCCCTGTCGGGCGGTCTTTTGTACACCTACGCGGCTGGCACGACCACGCCCGCTACGACCTACACGTCGTCCAGCGGTGGCACAGCCAACACCAATCCGATTGTTCTTAACTCCGCCGGGCGCCCGCCGTCGCAGGTGTGGCTGAACTCGACGGATACATATAAGTTTGTTCTGGCAAACTCCAGCAACGTCACGATCTGGACGATGGACAACGTCCCCGGCATCGCGTTGTTCGTCACCACCACAATTGCCAATCTGCCGTCTGTATCGCCGTCGGCGGGCAGCGTTGTGTTCGTCACGGACACAGGCCGCGAAGGTACATTTATTTGCCGTGCAGGTACTGCACCTAGCGACCCGCAACAGGGTATTTACGTCCCGTCCAACACCGCCAACTTCTATTGGGAGCGTGAGTGGGACGGAATTAACGGCTATCCTGAATGGTTCGGTGCCGTTACGAACACTAGCGCAGCCGCAGCCACAAACGTAACCGCAATTCATGCGTGCCTTGCGCTCTGCCCCGTTGTTAATTTTAGTCTTGCAGACTATTGGGTCAACGCGACGCTTAAATTTAACGTGCAGTATCGCACCATCCGCGGTTGCGTCCTGTCAAATGGATATGACACAGGTACGGGCACTCGGATCATTTCCGTGAACGCGGCTGCCAATATCATTCAAGTTGGGCCTGACAGCGCGCCCGCCAGCACAAGCCTATATTACCGTAATATCACGGTCGAAAATCTTTCGGCTCAATACGGTGTCACCCCGACACCTCCGTCGTCAGGTAACGAAAGCAGCGCCGTCAAAAACTGGCTGGTGCAGTATCTCGTTAATTGCCAAATTAAGAATTGCGCAGCATGGGAGCCAATCATCGGCTTCTATTTTTATGGCGCTGTCTACACCAAAGTCGATGATTGCGTCGCGTTTCGATCCGCTGTTTTTGGCGGAACAAACGACTTCTTTCGTGGTTTTTGGGCGCAAGGTGCCCCAGCTATTCTGGCTGGTGGCAATCCGTCGCTGTATCTTAACCGATGCAATGTTTCGATGGGCGGCGCCCCGGCGCTGGTTGATCCAACCGGGCTTTTTGCAAACGGAGATTTTGCTGATCTCTTTGTCGATGATCTTGAAACATCGGCAGTGCCTAATGGTATTTGGGTGACCGGCGCTGGCGCGTCAGGCACTTACGGCAAACTTGATTTGCACCTGCGCAATGTCGTTATCGACCAATGTAATGGGACAGGCATTTTAATTAACGCTTTGAACGACACCGGAATGGTGACCATTACCGGCGGCTACATTCAAATTAACGATACCGGCATAGGTAGTAAAGGTATTTGGATTACAGGGAGTGCCAATGCCGGTTCCGTTTCAATTGACGGCGGCGTTCAAATTTTAAGCAGCACTGGCACAAGCAACAAAGGCATCTACATCAGCCAGCAGTCAAACGTGAAGGTCGATAGTTCGGTCATCATCGAAGATTTTTACAAGCCAGTTGAAATCGACGGCGGCGCAGTCAACTGCCAGATTGAGGCGACGATTAACAACCCCAATACAGGTAATGCTGGGTCTGCCGCCGTCTTGGTTAACACGGCAGAACGCATCACTGTAGCTTGCAGCATTGACGGCAAAAGCAACGCCTTCGCGCAGGGCTTTTATTCGGTTGGGACCGCTTTGAACAAAGCGTCGATTGACCCCACATTGTTTGAACCAACAGCAATTACTGGCGGCGCGGCAAACAAGGTCCAGATCAACTCAATCCAGATCACATCGCCGGGCTATTACACAACGGCAGGCGCGTCTGGCACCAGCGGCGCGGGCATCTTTGTGACCGGCATCACGGCGTAACTCGGAGATTATCATGGCAGTCTCGATCAGTAATATCATCCCGGCGAAGGTCGCTGAGAACTCGCAGACGACGCAGTACACGTCCACGGGCGTGCAGACGATCATCGACAAGTTCACGGCCACCAACTACAGCGCCTCGGCAGCGACGATCAGCGTCAACCTCGTCACGCCGACCGACACCGCTGGCAACCAGAACTTGATTGTCAAGACCAAAACGCTTCAGGCTTCTGAGACGTACACCTTCCCTGAACTGGTCGGTCACGTCCTTCCGGTCAGCGGGTTCATCTCGACGATTGCAGGAACGGCGACCGCCATCAACATCCGCGCGTCAGGCCGTCTGGTCAGCTAATGTCTGTCTCTGTCCGCATTCCCACGGCAGAAGACATCCCAGCCTATATGGACTTGGCGGCAGCGTTTGTCGCTAAAACGCCGATCAGTCATATCGTTCCGTTTGACCGCGAAGGTACAGCGGCGTTTGTTTTGGCAGCGTTAGGCAACCCCAATATGTTGATCTTAGTTGCCGAAGAAGCGGGCGAGATAATCGGCATTACAGGCGCTTTGGCGTACCCAATGTACTTTAACCCAAGCAAGTTGGTGGCGCAGGAACTGTGGTGGTATTTGACGCCGGATGCGCGCGGTGGGCCAGCATCAAAATTGCTGTTCCAAACCATCGAAAAATGGGCTAAAGCCATAGGGGCTGAAGCCATGTTTATGATCGCGTTAGCTGATGCGCGCGTCGATACGATGGAAAAGGTGTACAAGCGCGGCGGTTATGCTCCTGTTGAACGAACGTATGTGAAAGGTTTATTGTAATGGCTATCACAACCGCAGCGGCAATCCTAGGTGCCGCCGCCATCGGGGCAGGCACCACCGTAATCGCGTCCAGCAAAGCCGCTAAAGCGCAAGGAAAAGCGGCAGAAGAAGCGAAAAACATTGCCGAAAGTACGTTTGAAGAACAGAAAGAACTTAACGAACCTTTTCGGCAAGGTGGCCTTACCGCGCAGAACCGTGTTTTGGAACTGCTTGGCCTTGGCCCGCGTCCTGAACCGGTTCGGCAACCCAACGTAAATACGTTTGCGCCGACTAATCAACCTAACGTAAATGCGTTTGCGCCGACCGCACGAACACCAGAAGATTATGGCCTGACCGAAATTAAAATCCCCAATATCATGGGTCGGCAATACGGCGACACGTCGTACTTGATGGATGCGGAAGGCAATTACGATCCTGACTTCCTGATTGATGGTCAACGGACCGGCGTCTATCGGGACGCACAGGGCAACTTTATCACTGACGTAAATGCCTACATGGCGGAAAACCCGTTGCCTGCGGACGTTAATATGATGGCCGCACCCGCAGCAGCAGCCCCCGCAGCAGCACCGCCGGAAAGCGACTACGGTAAATACGCGCGCGACTTCAGCATGAAGGATTTTGAAGCCGACCCCGGCTACGCATTCCGTCAGTCTGAAGGCATGAAGGCGCTGGAACGGTCGGCAGCGGCGCGCGGCGGTCTGCTGTCCGGCGGTACACTGAAAGGCATCCAACGCTTTGGTCAGGACTTGGCGAGCACCGAATATACTAATGCCTTTAACCGCTATCAAGTGAACCGTTCTAACCAGCTTAACCCGCTTTTCTCGTTGATGGGCGCGGGACAAAACGCCACTAACATGGTCACAAACGCGGCGGGGAATGCGGGCGCGAATGAGGCCGCAGCAGTTACAAACGCTGGCGCTGCACGCGCGTCTGGTTATGTTGCCACAGGAAATGCAATCAATCAGGGCTTAGGTTCTTTAACAAATTATTACGTTAACCAGCCGCTAAACAATGCTATGATTGGATATTACAATCGCGGCGCAGCTAGCACCACTCCGGCTACTGGCGGATCATTCGGCGGCGGCGGCGGGATAATAAACCGAGGCTACATCAACCCATATGCTTCCGGCTATTAAAGGTAAAGATAATGGCTAACCAGATGATTGCTCTTCAAGCCCGTGGCCCTCAATTGCCGGATATGGGTGCGATTAACGCGCGCTACGCCAATATAATGGCTAACACGGCTATCGCGCAGGAAAAGCAAAATGCCTTTCAGCGCGCCGATGAGTTCCGTCGTCTGGCCCAAAGCGGCGTAGACATCACAACGCCGGAAGGGTTTAACCAACTTTCGGGTCTTGACCCTGAAGGTGCGGCGGCGTTGCGTAAGAGCGCGTTTGAGACAAAAGCTAAAAACGCCGAATACGCTATCAATTTTCTTGGTGCTTCATACGAACAGTTGAGCAAAGCTAATACCCCTGAAGAGGCGACCGCCATCGGCGGAATGCTGAAGCAAGCATACCCAGAGTTTGCCGCGAACGTCGATAGCGCGCTCAGTAAGATGCCTTCCGATCCCGCGCAATTTGCGTCTTGGCGCACAAACACAAATCTTTCTGCGCTTAAATCGGCAGAGCGCATAAAATTTGATATTGAGGAAATCCGGTCGAAAGAAATCATCGGCGAAAAAGGTGAAGTCGGCGTTCTTACTTATGGCGGTGGCCGAGCACCATCGCTCGTTAAATCTAAAACTTATGTGCAGGACGGCGGCGTTGGTGGCCCGATGGAACCTGCACCGATGGGCGCTGGCGGAAATGATGTGGCTGGCGTTGCGTCAGTGTTGTCGAACGTAAGCAACGACGCCGAATACCAATCGGTGCTTAAAGCGATTGACCTTCAGAACCCACAGATAGCGGCGTCGATCCGTCAGGCTATGCCGCGTTTTGATCCGCAGCGCATGGCTGGCATTCGCAACGAAGCCCAAGCTGCGTTTGGCGGCGCTGGCACCCCTGACCAGCCGGGTCTTGTATCAGGTGATCGCGGTGTTGGCGGCCCATATGAAGGCTACGTCGAAGCGCCGACGCCGTTCCGCGCCCGTGTCCCCGCACCGCCTGTAGGCCCGCAGCCGCGTGAGACGCCACAAGAAGTTTATCTAAAAGAAAAAGCACGCATCGACGCACAGCGCGACGCAGGGCCAAAACCCTTGACGGCGCCGCAAGAAATGAAATTGCGCGATAACATCGCCAAGGACTACAAGTCTGCGCGCAGCACTATCGAAATGATGGATGGTGTTTCGCGCGCGGTTAATGACGTTCGCAATTTGTCGCAGGATCAAAAAGAAGCCATCACAGGTTTGAGCGGCTATACATACTCAATCTTGCCTTCGTCGCGTTCCGCCGACACAAAACTAAAAAATCTTCAGGGTAAAGTCACTGAAATGGGTAAGGCCGCTGCGACCTTGACCGGCGCCATCGGCCAGATGGCTGTGCAAGAGTGGCGCATCGTTAGCGACATGATCGCCAGTTTGGATGTGACTGGCATGGAACCGGGCGATTTAGACAACCAGCTTGACATTATCGAAGGTCAAGCACGCCGCGCGGCGTCGATCACACGCGACGCATATGAAAACCAGTATGTTGAAGACTTTGCCCGCTACCCCGGTCGGTTCCAACTTCCTGAAGCCGGTGGCACTGCGTCACAAGGGGCGCCGAAGGCTGGTCAGAAATATCCTGTACTCACACCGGATCAAGTGCGCAAAGCCCCTAAAGGGACCACATTTCGCACCACAGACGGTCGGCTCATGAGGAAGAACTAATGGCTGCTGATCCTTATGCTGGTCTAGGCGTTGTCGTACCTGAAAAGCCGAGCCGCGATCCGTATGCGGGGCTTGGTCAAGTGCTTACGCCGACTACGGCGCCAGTGCCGAGGCGGACGCTGTTAGAGACCGGCGTAGAAGCCGTTTCAAACATCCCGGCTAGCGCCATTCAGTTCGGTAAGGGGCTTTTCGAGGCCGTCACAAACCCTGTGCAAACGTCGATGGGCCTGCTTGATCTCGCGGCTGGTACGCTACAAAAAGGCGCGGGCGCCGTATTGCCTCAGCCGGTAATGGATTTCATTGCCAGTATCGACAATCCTGAAGCCGCCCAACGCGCAGCGGACACCGCCAATCAGTTTGGTGGTATGTACGCCGACCGCTATGGGTCGGTCGATAAAATTAAAAACACGATTGCGACTGACCCTGTTGGTTTTGCGGCGGATTTTTCGACGATCTTGTCTGGTGGCGCTGGTGTAGCGGGCCGCGCAGGCATGACCGGCACAGCAGCACGTCTGTCACGCGGCGCAGAACTTACGAACCCGGTGAATGCGTTGCGTCCGGTCGGGCGTGGCATCACAAAGATCACCGAAAAAGCGCCGCTGGCTATCGCCAACATCATGTCGCCTAAGTCGGCGGCGTACATTGATGCTGCCGAAGGGCGCGGCAATGAACTGATACAGCAGCTACGCAGCCCGCAAAACGTGATGGTCCCCGGCAGTATGCCGACGGCAGCCGAAGCTGCGTCGCCGCTGAACTTGACTAAGTTTGCGGCGATGGGCGAAGAAGCTAAAAAGGCATTGCCGTCTGAATACTTTACGCGGGCAGCAGAACAAGACGCAGCGCGTTTAGCTGGCGTCCGCACCGTAGGTGGCACGCCGGAAGATTTGTCGGCGCTACAAAAAGGCCGCAAACTGACAGGCCAGCAAAAGTACGGTGCTATTGAAAAGAACGTCGTTGAAGTCGATGACGCATTTCGCGCGCTGACGCAACGTCCGTCTATGGATAAGGCGATGCGGCGGGCGGCTGAAATTTCGGCTGAACAAGGCGTGCCGTTCCAGATTGGGCCTGACATTCGCCCCGGCTCTATGGCTGGTATGGCAACGCCGGGTAGCCCTGCGCAGTACACTGTGCAAAGCCTTCATAACCTTAAAACGGCTATGGACGACATCATAAAAGACCCCGCGACGTTTGGCATCGGCGCTAACGAAGCGCGGCTTATGGGCCGCACGCGCAATCAATTGGTGAATTGGATTGAAAGCAAAGAGCCGGGCTATAAGAGCGCGCGCGAAACTTTTGCAAAACAAAGCCGTCGGATTAACCAGACCGAAGTCGGGCAGTTTCTTGAAGGCAAACTGACATCCGCTTTGGATGACGCCGGGCCGCAACGCGCGAATGTTTTTGGTGCAGCGGTCAAAGAAGCCCCGACAACAATCAAACGCGCAGTAACCGGCGAAAGCCGCTACCAGCAGCTTACCGATCTGCTTGAGCCGCATCAGGTAAAGGTCATCGACGCGATCCGCGATGATTTGGCGCGTCAAGCAACCACTAAACTTCAAGCCCAAAAGGGTGCGGCTACGTCGCCGCGTCTTAGGCAGCTTGCGTCGAGCACCGGTGTGCGTGCGCCTAATCTTCTGAACCGCGTGACCGCAGTTGCAAACGACATCATTCGTCGTCTTGAAGGCAAGATCGACCGCAAGATTGCCATTGAGATCGCAACTGAAATGCTTGACCCGCAAGCTGCGGCGGCTGCGCTTGAGAAGGCGATGGTCCGGCAAGAACTTGCTGGCATGACAGGTCGAGGCGCTGCTGCCGTTACGAAGGCTGCGGGCGATGTGCTTACGTCAACGCCTGCCAAGGTTGGCGGTCAGTTCCAGAACATCATGACGCAATCCGAAAACCGGAACGCGATGAACAAAAGTCAGTTTCCTGAATTTAACGAAGAAGGTGCACCGCTTACCGGCGTTAGCTATACGACAGATGAAAATGGATATGAATATGCGTACCCCAACTACGGTCTAAACCCCATCGAAGCCCGTGCATGGGAAAAGAAATATGGTCGTAAGCCTAACCAGCCACCTTTTAGAGCGCAATGACATGAACACCATTGACCAGACCGAAGCCCGTCTCAACACGCATGAGGAAGTCTGCACCCTGCGGTACGAGAGCATCTGTGCGCGGTTGAAGCGTTTGGAAAGCATGGGTATGACTGTCGCGGGCACGATCATCATGCTGCTGATCGGCATTCTGTTGGCCTTAGTGGGGGTGGAATAATGGAAGACCAACTCATCACGGCGCGCATCAAGGCGCTTATGATCGCATCCTACACGATGGCCGCTGTCATTCTGGCAATCACCGCTGCAATGGTTGCGGGACTGTTCGTGTCCAACGAACTGGTGGACAACGAGAAGGTCTTTGGCCTGCTTGGTTACGTCATGACATCCGTCGTCAGCGCGGTGGCTGGCTCCTACGCCACGTTGATGGGCATGAAGGGCGAAGTGCAGCCGCTTGAAATAAACGCGGTTGAAGAACCTGAACCCGTTGTCTCTCAGATTGAACAGCCAACGCTCGTTGTCTCTCAGGAAGTGTCGATTGTGGAAGACAACGACGATGACGACGACATGGCCCCGTGGGAGAAGTACCGCAACGACCTGCGCTACGACATCAACGGCGATGGCGTCGTCGATGAAGACGACTTCCCCGACTGGCGTAATCCGGGAGCGTAAAGATGGGCAATCTCTCGACCGTGGAGATGATCGGCCAGCTTTGGCCCATCGTCCTCGCCTTCATCACCCTGACAATCATCCTTGCTAAGATGGATGTGCGGCTGGGCGTCGCTGAGGAGAAGATCAAGACGCTCTTCGAACTCTGGAACAAGGGACAGGACAAATGAGCCTGATTAATCTGCAAAAGAAAATCGGAGTGACGGCAGATGGTGCGTTCGGCCCCGGCACGCTCAAGGCGGCGGCAGCCTATTACAAACTATCGCCCAACCGGGCTGCGCATTTCTTTGCTCAAACGGCGCACGAAAGCGGCAACTTCAAGGCGTTCAGCGAAAACCTGAATTACGGCTGGAAGGGGCTTAGGGCGATCTTCCCAAAATATTTCCCAACCGATGCACTGGCCAAGGCCTATGAGCGCCAGCCGCAGAAGATCGCCAATCGGGTCTATGCCAACCGCATGGGTAACGGAGACGAGGCGTCTGGGGATGGCTGGCTGCACAGAGGCCGAGGGGCCTTGCAATTGACTGGCGAATTTAATTTCAAAGCCTTTGCCGATTACATCGGTCGTCCCGATGTGATGGCGAACCCCGATCTGGTCGCCACAGAACTGGCCTTTGAAAGCGCCCTGTGGTTCTTCGACAAGAACAAGCTCTGGTCGATCTGCGACAAGGGCATCAACGATGCAGCCATCCTTGAGTTAAGTTCTCGGATCAATGGCAGCAAAAAACCGCACGGCCTCGATGACCGTAAACTGAAAACCAAGAAATACGCTTCTTGGCTCTAAGGAGAACATCATGAACCTGAAGAACATTCTTGCAAAGGTCGTCGCCAAGAAGGCGGTCAGCAAAATCCTGCCGATGGACGGCGTCAAGCCTGTGCTGGGCAAGAAGGCCAAAATCGCTGGCATCCTCACCGCAGCCGCAGGTCTTGCCACCGCCGTCGCCAATTACATCAGCGGCTAATCAGCCTCTGCAAATACCAGATGGCTTTCAACGTATCCTCAGCCGCGCTGCCTTTATGACCAGCGCGGCTGATGTACTTTAGGGCGTTGCCCTTGCAGAACCCGGCGAACTCTTCCGGTGTCAGCTTGGCTTGAATATAGTCGATGGCCTCAATGCCGCCCGTCTTATAGTGCGGCGGGTGATTTACCATGTCGGTCATTACATTATTCCTTTCAAGATAGCGGCGCGCTCTCTGGCCGCGCGCAGCGTTGAGAAACGCTGGTGCAGGCGCCGGACGATAGCCGGGCGCTTATGCTGTGTGATCTCTTCCTGTAGCAGTTCGGTGATCTGCTCTTCAGTCATGTGCGTCAGCTTGGAGCACACCTGATGCCATGTTAGTTTAGCCATTCTTCAATTCCTCAATAGCAGTATCCGACACCGCGCGCTTGTCGTGCAGCGCGGCCCAGATGCGTTCGTCAATAGTCTTTTCCGTCAGCATGACGTAAACCCAAACGTCGTTCGCCTGCCCACTGCGGTGCAGACGCCCAACGGTTTGTTCGTATAACTCCAGCGACCACGGCAGCGACAGGAACACCATGTGGCAGCCGCCGTGTTGGAGATTAAGCCCGTGCCCAGCCGACTTCGGGTGGACGAGCAGCAACTCGATTTCGCCCTTGTTCCAGCGTTCGATGACGTTGGCGTCGTCAATCGTCTGGGCGTGCGGGAAGCGGCGCTTCAACTCGGACAGTTCTTCTTGGTAGGTGTAGCAGATGATCGTGTTCGCCCGCTGGTTTTCGGCCAGCAACTCTTCCAGCCGGTCGAACTTATGGCTGCTGAACCAGATCGACGGCTCGGCGCTCTCGCGGTTGTAGACGAACCCTGACGCCATCTGCTGTAGCTTGGTCGTGACCGCCGCTGCGTTTTGCGCAATGACGCGGTCGTCGCCGAAGCGCACGACATACTCGACCTTCATCTTCTGGTAGGGCATCCGGTCGGCCAGAGCGCAGCGCACCTCGACCACATGGCACGGGGGCAGCTTGTCCTTATATTCGCCCGGCTCAAGGACGTAAGTCGCGGGGCGAATGCGCTGCATGACCTGTTCCAGCGCCAGCGGCGCAGGCGTCCACTGACCGAAGTCGCGGTTGATGCAGACGAAATACTGTTGCAGAAACGCGCCCTTCGACCGGCCCAGCAGCCCTTGGTCGATGATCTTGCACTGCCCGAAGACATCCTCAAGGCCATTGGACGTGAACGATCCGGTCAAGCCCCAGCGGATGTTCAGCTTGGTGATGACCTTTTCCAGAGCCTTGAAGCGTTTGCCTGACGGGTTCTTCAGCCGCGTCAGTTCGTCGAACACGATCCCATCGAAGCGGTCGCAGTTGTGCGCGACGGTCGGCAGGTTGTCATAGTTGGTGACGACCACATCTGCGTCGCTGTCAAACGCCGCCTGTCGTTGTTTTGGTGTGCCGACGCCAACGGCGACCTTCAAGCCGGGCGCCCACTTCGGTGCCTCGACAGGCCACACGTCGGTGCAGACGCGCTTGGGGGCCAGCACGATCCAGCGCCGGGCGTGGCCGTCGCGGATCATCTCAGCCATCGCTGTCAGCGTGATCGCGGTCTTGCCAGCGCCGACCGGCGCCAAGATCATGGCGCGGTCACGCTCGAACAGAAACGTCGCGGCGTCCTGCTGGTATGGCCTTAGCTGAAGCGGCTGCACCACATATCCACTTCTTCCTTAGACCACAAGCACGCATAGTGCTGGCGCGTGTGCGTCATCTCTTCGGCGAAGATTTCCTGCAACGCCGACAGCCGACCGCCGGGCTTCTTCAGTTCCACGAACCAAGCCTGACCGTTCGGCATACAGGCGATGCGGTCGGCGACGCCGCGCTGCGTGACGCTGCGGAACTTATAGGCGTAGCCGCCCATCTGCTTCACGCGCTTCACGAAATACGCCTCGATTTCTTTCTCTGTCATGCCCGACCCTTACGAAAAAATTTTTTGCATTTCAACCCTTGCATCAAATTTTGCTGCGTGTATGCTGGCCGTCCAAACAGTTCAGTGAGGTAGGATATGCAACATTCGAGGATCGTTGGCGGATCGACCGCCAAGCGCGTCATCAACTGCCCCGGCAGTGTGGCGCTGGTGGACAAGATGCCACCGCAACCCAGCAGCAAATACGCAGACGAAGGCACGCTGCTGCACGACACTATTGCCGATATTCTTGACGGCAAAGGCACGGTCACAGACTATCTGGGCCGCACGCACAACGACATCGTGCTGACGCAAGATCTGATCGACCGCAAGCTAAACGTCGCGCTGGCGGCGCTGATGGAAGTCGATCCTAAGTTGGAGATGGAATATGCAGTCGAAAGCCGGGTGGGCTTTGGCGATCTGTTGCCTGACGTGTTCGGTTCTACTGACCTTCTGGGCCGCATTGGTGATCGTGCTATTGTGTTGGATTGGAAGTTTGGTGATGGCGTTCCGGTCGAGGCGGAAGAAAACGCGCAGCTTCTCTTCTATGCTGCGGCTGCTAAACGAACGCCGCAGACGGCATGGGCGTTTGAGAACGCAAGCGAAGTCGAACTCGTCATCGTCCAGCCGCCAAGCATCAAACGCTGGCTGACGACGCTGGATCGCGTTAAGGCGTTCGAAGATCAGTTGGTCGCTGCCGTAAAGGTCGCGCTCAAGCCTGACGCTCCGCTGGCAGCGGGTGAGCATTGCCGCTGGTGTGCCGCCAAGCCTGTCTGCCCTGTGATGACCGGCGCTGTGGATCGTGCGCTGAAGGCCAAGATCGAACTGATGCCGGTCGATCAGATCGGGCATTATCTGGATCAACTGCCGATGATCGAAGCGTTCCTGAAAGACCTGCAACAGTTGGCGCACGGTCTGATGGAAGAAGGCAAAGCCATCCCCGGATGGAAGCTGGTCAACAAGCGCGCCACACGCCAGTGGACGGACACCGACAAGGCTGTTGCGTTCATGACGCAGATGGGCGTAGAACCATTTGAAGAGAAATTGATTTCGCCCGCCGCGGCGGAAAAGGTCTTGAAGAAGACCAAACAGAACTTGCCCGACGATCTTGTGGTCGCCGTGTCAAGCGGCAGCACATTGGCCCCGGAAAGCGATCCGCGTCCAAGTGTTGTCTCCATCGGCCAGACGCTCAAAAAAGCTATGGCTAAACTCCAGTAAAGTAAGGACTAAAATAATGTCGAATGAAGTATCTAAATTTGCCGCCGCTGGTCTGCCGTCCGTGCAGTCGTTTGCCGCTTCTCTCCGCAAGATCGTCGCTGATGTGGCCCCATCTGGCACTGTCATCCTCAAGATGGACAAGGCCGGTCACTGGGTATTTGGCGCGGATCAGACCGAAGTCGAAGAAGGCAGCATCTGGGCCGTCAATCCGTTCTCGTTTGTCCACGGCTTCATCGCTTGGGGTGACGGCACGGTCTTGGCTGAAAAGATGGTTCCGGTTACTGAACCGCTGCCTGATGTCGGTCCTGCTCCCGATGGCGCAAAGCGCGGTTGGGAAATGCAGATCGGGATGTCGCTGGCTTGCACCAACGGCGAAGACGAAGGAATGCAGGCGCGCTACACGGTGACATCTGTCGGCGGTAAGCGTGCGGTGCAGGGTCTGGCTCTTGCCATTGCCGATCAGGCAGACAAGAACCCAGATATGGCCGTTCCGATGGTCGAACTCAAGAAAGAGCACTACCAGCACAAGTCCTACGGGCGCATCTACACGCCTGTGTTCGACATCGTTGATTGGAAGTCGCTTGATGGCGTCAGTTCCGACGCTGCTGCTGATGCTGACGAGCATGACGAAGAGGCGGAACAGGCAGCGCCCGTTCGTCGTCGTCGCGCGGTAGCGTAAGGGGGCGCGAAAGCCGGGGCGGTAGCACCGCCGTCCCGGCGAGTAGCGGATGAAGTGAGGCGTCCGTGACTATTCTTTGGCTTGATTTCGAGACACGCAGCCGCTGCGATCTGCGCAGCAAAGGCGTTTACAATTACGCGCAGGACATGAGCACCGAGGTGCTGTGTATGTCCTACGCCTTCGACGATGACGACGTTCGGACGTGGCTCCCCGGTGAGCCTTTCCCTGACGCCGTCCGCAACCACACCGGCCAGATCAGGGCGCACAACGCAGCGTTCGAGCGTCTGATCTTCTGGTATGTCCTGCAAGTTCCGTTCGCGTTGGAGCAGTTCTACTGCACCGCAGCCCAAGCCCGCGCCAACTGCGCGCCGGGCAGTCTTGAGGATGTCGGGCGGTTCGCTGGGGCCAGCATGAAGAAAGACCATCGCGGGTCACAACTGATCCGTGCGCTGTCCATCCCGCAGAACGACGGCACGTTCCGTGAAGACGCCGCGCTGATGGCTGAGATGATTGCCTATTGCGAACAGGACGTTCGTGCTATGCGGGCGATCAGCGAAGCCCAGCGGGAGTTGTCGTCAGATGAACTGCGAGACTATCACGTTAATGAGCGTATCAACGACCGTGGTGTCTTGCTTGATAAACCTGTGGCTCTGGCGGCGATCCGTTATGCTGAAGCGGAAGCTGTTGAGATACAAGAAATTGTGCGTGAAGTTACTGACGGTGAAATTACGTCCGTCAGGGGGCCGAAGATGCGGGAGTGGGTTCTTGCGCGGGTCGGCCCGGAAGCGATCCGCCTAGCGACGATCCACAAGGATGGCGTCGAGAAGCAATCCATTGACAAGAACGTCCGTGCCAACCTGTTGGCATTAGCTGAGGAGAACCCCGATGAAGTCCCGCATGAAGTGGCAGAGGTTATCCAGTGCGCGGACGATCTGTGGGCATCGTCCGTTGCTAAATTCGCAAGGGCTGCTGACCTTGCTGACGAGGAAGACAGCCGAGTTAGAGGCGCGTTCGTATTTTCTGGAGGGAGTGCTACTGGCCGCGCTTCGTCATTCGGACTTCAGGTCCACAACTTTCCCCGTCGCTGCGCCGCCGACCCTGCACTGACCCGTGAGGCTATGGTGCGCGGTCACAAGATCGTGCCCAAGCACGGCAAGCGCGTCACAGACGTATTGAAGGGGATGCTGCGGCCATCGCTGATGGCAGAGCCGGGCAAGCATCTGATCGTCGCCGATTGGGCTGCGATTGAGGCGCGGGTGACGCCGTGGGCGTCGAACAGCAACAGCGGCGCTATGAAACTGGACATCTTCGCCAAGGGTGAGGATGTCTACAAGCACAACGCCGCCGCGACCTTCCGTGTTCCCTACGCCGAAGTCGATAAAGACCAGCGCCAGATCGGGAAGGTGCAGGAACTGGCCTGTGGCTTTGCTGGCGGTGTCGGTGCGTTCGCGTCGATGGGGCGCATCTATAACGTCGTCCTGACCGAGAGTGAGAGCCGCAAGATGGTTGACGCATGGCGCAGGGCCAACCCGTGGTCTGTGCCCTATTGGGCGCGGCTTGAGGAATGCTACATGGGCGCGATGCGTCATCCCGGCATGGAATTTACCGCCGGTCGCGTCACATATTTATTTGATAAACTGCATCTTTGGTATGCCCTGCCGAGCGGTCGTGTGCTATGTTACCCTTTCGCCCGCTTCGATGAAGAGGGCAACGTCACCTATGCAAAGGCGTCTTGGAAGCCTGCCGCCGATGCAACGGAATGGCCGCGCGCCCGTCTCTGGAAGGGTCTGGCCTGTGAAAACATTACGCAAGCGATAGCCAACGACCTGTTGCGCCATTCGCTGGCGCGGCTTGAGGAAGAGGGGTTGGATGTGGTTCTTCATGTGCATGACGAAATTGTCTTGGAGACTGCCGACCCTGAAGCCGCTGCCGCTGCATTGCTGCGCGTGATGACAACCGCCCCGGCTTGGGCGCAGGGCTTGCCCCTGAACGCCGAAGTCGAAACTATGACCCGTTATGGCAAGTGAGGTTCAATATGGGGAATAGTCCTGAACCTAAACACAAACGTAACTGGGCGATATGGCGCGAATACCGCGCTGGCGGTGTCACTTTAGCGAATGTTGGCGCAAAACATGGTTTTTCTGGAAGTCGGGCGCGTCAAATTGTAGTTGGCTGTGACAAACAGGTTCTTCACGCATTGCGTCGAAGGATAAGTCCAGCCACGGAACCTTTACCAGATCATATGCGAGAAGGTCTTTTAGGGGTCGAATTTACCTTTCGTGCGGACGATCCGTGGAACCCGTTCTGTGGATATGGCGATTGGGTTAATGTAGATAATTCGTGGTTTCAAATAACTATAGGAGCAAAGCGATGAGTGAGGATCGCACTAAATTTATTGAGTTCGTAACAGGGCTTGTGGACGCAGAGGGCGAGACAGCCCTGATGTTGCGTCAGAAGCCTACGCTGGCAGACGGCCAGATCGTCTACCACGGCGACGGCGCACCCAAGGCCACATGGCCGTCATTCTTGCCTGAGAAGGCCAAGATCAAGGATGGCGAGGCGTGGTACGTCAACACCGGATCGTTCATCGTTGACCGCTTCACAGACGGCAAGCCGTCCGCCAAGGGCGAGAACTGCGAATACGTCCTGTTCATGATGCTGGACGACATCGGCACGAAGTCGAAAGTCCCGCCGATTGAACCGACATGGGTGTTGGAGACATCCGCTGGATCGTTCCAATGGGGCTATGCGTTCAGCGCACAGCCAACCAAACATGAGTTTACGGCTGCCATCAAAGCCATTGCAGCGGCAGGATACACCGACCCCGGCGCGACCAATGCGGTGCGCAACTGTCGCATCCCCGGCAGCATCAATCTGAAGCAGGGCCGCGACAACTTCCCGGCGCGGTTGGTGTCGTTCAACCCAGAGCGCGAATACACGCTGCCTGACATCTGCGCTGCGCTGGACGTTGTGCCAGCCGAAGCCGACAGCGCCAGCTTCAAGGCGGTCAGCATCCGCGACACGGGCGGCGACACTGTACTGCAATGGTTGTCGGAAAAGAACTTGGTTCTGACCAACGTCAATAACGAGGGCTGGTGCGGCATCGTCTGTCCCAACCATGAAGAGCATACCGACGGCAACATCGAGGGCCGTTACAAGCCGCTGGATCGTTCGTTCTGCTGCTATCACGGCCACTGCCAAGACATCGACAGCCGCACGTTCTTGGGTTGGGTCGCAGAGAATGATGGCCCCAAGGTGCTGCCGGGTCTGCGTGATGAACTGATCGCCGAGCGCATGAAGCAGATGGCCGAGAAGATCGCACCAACCGAAGCCTATCCAGACGAGGCGTCTGCTATCGTTAAGGAAGTCGAGCGCAAGGAAGCTGGTCGGCTGGAAAAGAACGAGTGGTTCGCCCGCTACGCCTATGTTCAGTCGGACGACAGTTATTTCGACATGGTGACGCGCCGTGAGACGCCGCGCAACGTCTTTAACGCGCTGTTCCGTCACGTTGACTGTCGGTCGGTCCATTTGCGTACCAAGCGTGTGCAGGCGTCCGTCTATTTCGACGAGCGCAGGCAAGAAAGCGGCGCGCCTGCTGTTATAGGCATGACATATGCGCCGGGCGAAAGCGTGCTGGTGGCGCGTGACGGGCTTGTTTATGGTAACCGCTGGGTCGATATGCGCCCCGATATGTCTGGCAGCGATAAGATCGTTGACCGTGACATTTCTGTTTGGGTCGATCACTGCCGCGCGTTGGTTCCCGAAGCGGTCGAACTTGAGCACATTTGGAATGTGATGGCTTACAAAGTCCAACATCCGAATGTGAAGATCAATCACGCTGTCCTGCATGGCGGCGATGAAGGGTCAGGCAAAGACAGTATGTGGGCGCCGTTCCTGTGGGCCATTGGCGGTCCGCACCAGCATAATCGCTCGATCATTGAGAACAAGGGGCTGGACAGCCAATGGGGTTATGGCCTTGAGGCTGAAGTTGTCATCCTGAACGAATTGAAAGAGCCAGAGGCGAAGGAACGCCGGGCACTGTCGAACAGGCTCAAGCCGATCATCGCTGCCCCGCCTGAGACGCTGACGATCAACCGCAAGGGTCTGCATCCGTATGAAATGCTTAACCGTTTGCAGGTGATCGCGTTCACGAACGACCCCATGCCGATTTCGATCCCGACACAAGATCGCCGCTGGTTCTGCGTCTGGAGCCATGCACCCAAGATGGACGCTGACACGGCGGATGCGCTGTGGGATTGGTATAAGAACGGCGGCTTTGCCAAAATCGCCGCTTGGCTCTGGCAGCGTGACGTTTCGGCGTTCAACCCGGCTGTCGCACCGCCAGTGACCGAATGGAAGCTAAACATGGTCGAGCATGGCTTGAGCGTTGCGGAAAGCTTCCTTGTCGATCTTATGCGCAACAAGGTTGGGCCGTTCAGCAGCGGCGTTGTCGGCGGGCCTTTCCACCGCCTGTGCGACCAGATCGTGATGAACCATGTGCCGCCGGGCACAAAGGTTCCGCAAGCGGCTCTGCTTCATGCGTTCAAAGAAGGTGGTTGGGTTGACTGCGGGCGTGTTGGGTCGGCTGACTATCCGACTAAGCGGCACATTTACGCCGATCCTGAGATTGCGAAGAAATATTCAAAGTCCGAATTGCGCCGCATGATAGAAAATGTTGCATCGGTCGGTCAAAAGGTGGTAAACATCCGCTAGTCGTTTGCTCCGACTGCACTAAACCCCCTGACAGGCTCACTACTGTCAGGGGGTTTTTCTTTATCTAATGCGCGTCACTGTGGTGATGCGCGTTTGCTTGTTCGTCTTGCACCGAAAGTATCGGTCGTGCCGGATGCCTGTCTGGCTGGCATTGCGGGCGATGCGGGTAACGTCGGCGGTTGTCGGGGCTTCAAAGTCCCGCGCCTCGCCGACTTCCAAGTCGAGCAGCCGATAGGTGGATGGTCTGCCGAATGTCATTTCAAATGCGCTCCTGCTTCGATGTCGTCGGCGGTTTCAGTATCCGTGGCCCACACACAGGCGCGTTCCCGCAGCCACGCCACGATCTTCGCCCGCTCATCCCGGCGGATGGCTTCCTGCGCCATGTCCACCCAGAATTGCACCTGATCGTTTACGAAGTCAGGGACGTTGCGCTGCAATAGGTTTGTTACCAGTTCTAGGTTCATTTCTCATCTCCCAATGCTGCGCGGTCTGCATACCACTGCTTCTGAACGCCTTTAAGCCGCGCCTTGGCAATGTTGGCTTCCTTTACCATCGCCGCATGATCGCGCCGCAGTTGCTCGATCTCAGCCGCTTGGGCTTCGATCTTCCGAAGTGCGCCGTACAGGTCGATCAGCGGCTCGTAGTGTTCCGCCATCTCAGCGGCGGTGATGATCTTAGTCATTTTCCAAACCCCTCTTCCCAAAGTTCGATGGCGCGATAGCAAGCGCCTCTGCCAATCCAATCTTCACCCCATCCAAACTCACACATCGCTTCCGCGACACACAGCAGCTTGCGATTTACGGGTGGTTGCTCGTGCTTCAAGATCATGTCGCACAGGGCGCGGTAAGCTTTGTCCTCTTGATATTCAGCATAAAGCGGTGTTGATTGCGGCCATCCGCTCCGCTTCGCAGCTTCGATCAGCACCCAATCGGGCGGTGTTTGTTGGTCAGTCATTCGTTTGGCTCCTTATTCCGATGCGTCCCAGCATGGCGAGGACAGTGGTCGGGTCGCGTTCCATGATGCGCCCGATCTGCGTTGTGTTGTAGCCCTGCTTCTGTAGGGCGTCGGCAGCGGCTCTCCGGGCCGCTTGGATGTATTTGTTACGCTCTGGGCCACGCATACGCTCGACAGTGACATAGTGCCTCTGTGCGATGCGCAGCATGGTTGCGTCTGCCTGTGGGTCTGGCGTCATTTCAGGTTCTCCATGAACAGGCGCAGGGCGTGAGGGATGCTTTCATCCTCCACGGATTTCCAAAACCGCTTTAGATAGGTGTCAGGGATTTTATTCCCGCCATGCCATGCTGGTTTAGTTGGTTTCATTGGTCAGTCCTCCCAACGATCTGCGTTGTGTTGGACAGGTGTCATATCTTCTTCTGTGTCGTGCAGCACTTCTACGCGCCATTTCAGGTCAGTATAGCCGCGTTTCCCGCCGTTACCATCGGCGAAGGGTTTAGAGGCTTCGATCCGTTTGCCTTCGCTTTCGGCTTCATGCTGCGTATTAAACCCGTCAAACAGCATAAACTTACGCGCGTCATGTCCGCCGCGGTATTCGCAGACAAGGGCAAACGGCTTCTTTAAATTAGCAAGCATTTCGCGTGTCACTTGGCGTTCGGTCGCTTTCATCAGTCAGTCCTTCCAATTCTCTGATCGCCCATTGGATGCCTTGGATTTCAACACCCATGTCATGCAGTCCGTGCGCGTCCTTGGCGGACATGAACACGCCCGCCATGTTCCAACAGACTGTTTCACGATAGCGCAGGGCCGCGATGCGGTTTGCAATTTGCGTTCGCATACGCTCCCGCTCTTTGCCAGCGCCGATGGTTTCGGACACGTTCGCCCGGATTTCATTCATCGCGGGTATCTCAGCCCCGCAATCGCACCATGCGCGTATGTCACCGCTGCGCACGATCGCGCAGTTGGGGTTATGCTCAACAGGTGTCATGTCTTTCTCCATCAATTCAACGCCATACTCGTCAGCGTCTTTTCACAGGGTTTACAGACTTCGCCGTCTGTCTGTCTGAACAGGCGGCAACGGGGGCATTTGTTGCCGGGCGCAGTGAACCACATCGCCGCAACGCGCGGCAGTTCAGGGTCGTCTCGCTCGGCCTCATGCGCTGCTGGCGGAAAATCCGCCCCCGTGACGATGCACACACCTTCAATGGCGCTGGTCTTGCATATCGCCGCCATGTCTGAGGTGAGCGCGAACAGCGCCGCCGTGGTCGGGTTGTCGGTATAAAGCATCATGCTGCTGTCTTCCTGCTCTGTCACGCGCCCTAGTCGGCGTTGTTCTTCACCGGCCAACAGTGACGCGCGTCTAGCTAAGCGCATAGCCGCGCCCCAATCGCCGATGTCAGTCATAGCAGCCCCCTAGCTTCGCAAGCATTGCGCAGATGGTGCGGCTGGAAGCCCCAGACGCCCGCCGCAACGTCATATTCGTGGCACAGGGCCTTGATGCGCTCGTCTTGGGCCTTGAGTGCCTGACGGGCCTTCTCGTGGTCCCTGAGTGCCTTAGCGGCCTGTTTTAGGATGGCTAATTCGTCGCCACGGCGCTGGCGGCTTGCGTTGAATGATACAGTCATGGTTCAATCCTCTTTGATATAGCGGCCCGTCTTGCGGTCGCGTCGAATGCTATTCTTGCGGTATTGCGTGAAGTATGCGTCCAACAGGTCGTGTTCGCGCCTCCATCGCGCGGCTGTGCGCTGTGCATCGCCCAAGGCGGCTAGCAGAGCCGCAACGGCGGCTGTCAGCATGACGATTGCAGCAATTTCTAAAGACATGGTTCAATCCTCCATCAATAGGGCCAACAGGGCCAATGCGAGGGCGGCCAATGCCGCCCCCATCAATTCATTTCCAATTGTGCGTATAAGCCGTTCAATTCAGCCCGTAGGGCGTCAATGCGTCGGTCTAGGTTTTTGTTGTCCTCTAGCAGATCGGCGATAGTTTCTGCGTCGCAATCGTACTCTTCTAATCGTTCGCCCAAGGCGATTGTCAATTCGTCGCCGCTATGGCGGGCCTGTTCGATCAGCAGGACGGTCGGCAGTGCGCGGTAATAGGTTCTATCAGTCATTGTTTTATGCTCCTACGGGTTTGAGGTGGGCGTTGTACGCGGGGATATCGAAAACTAAATCCTTGCGTGCACAGCCGGTTAAATGCGTGACTGTTTTTCGAAACGGCGTCGGGCCTTTTGTTTTGGCCAGATAGACATAGCCCTTGCGCGCCATTGCGTGCTCTAAATCCGTGAAGTCCATTTTATCGGATCCTTTCCTTTAGCTTAGGTATATTGGCCCCGTATCGGGCATTTGGGTTGCATAGTGCACCGGGCGTTCATATCGCCCGGTTTCATCCCGATAGACGCTAATCCACCGGCCATTGACCGCTAGGCCTATCGTCTGGCCATAATTGATATTGACGCCTAGCGGCCAAATATCGTTCAAGCTTTCCGCGTCTAGGGCGTCGGATAGCGTCGGAAAATAATTGCGCGTTGTCATAGCTTAAAGCCTTTCTACGCCATGCAACCGGGCAAGCTTAAAGCAGTCGTTCCAGCCGCGCCGATAAAGCGAAAGCATAACGTCAACCACGGCTTGTTCGGGCTGTTCAATCATTCCAGCGCGCAATATGCTTTCGATATCGCTTTCGCTTTCGGCTAGCCATTTAAAGCTATCCTCTAGTTTCATTGTCATTATCGGTTATCCTTTCCTCATTTGTGATTGATGACAGGCGCGGCTTCAATGACTTGCCAAGCTTTATCGGCGCCTATGCGTTGCGCTAAATCCTGCAATGCCAGGCACGCGTCGGCGCGGCGATCGCGTCGGCGGTTTGAGCGATAGTTTAGGATAGCGTAGTGTCTTAAATCACATATCCTGCGACCGCTGGCATAGTGCGTTAGTGTATCGCCATGAATGAAAGCCCTAAGCTTGCGATCGCCTAGCGTTAGAATTGCGACGGCGCCTTGCACGCGCGCGGTTGTTCCATCGGCGTGCACAATAGATATCTCGCGTGCCATAGTTTAGTTTCCTTTACGGTCCAGAATAAATGCCAAGGCGCAAAGCCCGGCAAGCCATATCCAAGCGAAAGCTTGAATTGATAGGTACGGTGACAAATCTAATAGCATTGCATCGGATCCTTTCCGGTTATGGCCTAGCGCCATGATAGCCGCGCGCCCGGTTAGACGCGCGGCGATCGGGCGCTAGGCGTGCTTTTCCGACTGAAAGCCAAAGGTTTTGACGTTGCGATAGCGCCCGGCGTAGAATTGCCGTTTTATCCAATGATAGCGCCAATGCGCTTTTGACCACGTCAAGCCATCCCATGATTGCGCCGGTTGATCATCAGCAAAGCGGACATAGGCGCGAAAGGTTTCCGTATATGTCATTGTTGCGCCCCCTTATGCCGCGATCGCGGTTGACGCGGCGTGGCGCATAATGCGCATATCGGCTTCAAGCCCGGCTCCAAGCGGCAGGCTATGCGTGACAACAAAACCGCTTGTGTCTTTCTTTGCTTTGCGCCCCTTAGGCGTTAGCCCGACAATATAGCCGCCTTTGGCGTCTAAATGGCGCAAGTCATGCTTGTCACCGTCGATAACCGGAAAGCCTGCAAAGGTTTCTGGCAAGCCGCCATGAAATACCATTGCGACGTTATGGCCTGCTAGCAGCGCGTCAACGCAAGCTTGCGCGTTGTTTCCGCTATAGGATAGCGTCAAATCCAGATTGCGCGGCGCCTTGCCAAGCCGCGTCGGATTTTTGGTATACTCAACAAATTGAATAGCAGGAAACAATTGCGGCAATGTCACAACGCGCCCGGCCATATCTGGCAAGCGCAAGGCTTTTGCGGTTTTGGCGTCGATCGCAAAGCTAATGCGTTCCCAAACGATATCGGTTGAACCGTTCAACCGTACACAAAGCTTTAGGCTTTCGCGCGTCGCTTGTGCGTCAAGCTTGACGATATCGCGCGCAAGGCGGTTCATATAATCGCCGCGTGCACGCATAAACAATTGCGCCTTTAGCTTGCGGCTTTCGCGCGTCGGGTTAGTATCGGTTTCTAAATCTGATACCATGGCGGCTTGACCGCTATATTGCCCTAAGCACAATGCAATGCACGCAGGACTAGCGTGAGAGCACAAATTGCCGACGCCGCCTAGCTTGTGCGGCGCCATATAATGAACGGCGTTTAGATAGCCATAGCCGCTAGCCTTTGCGGCTTTAGCGTTGTCGGTTGAGAAAAGACGCGGAAAGTATGCCATTTGTTTTGCTCCCAATTGGCGTTGAAACTATCCTCTAATTATAGCCTTTGAGGATAACGTCAAGCCCTTTTGTGGATAAAAAAATGTTAGGCTATCCTCAAAGTCAAAATAGCCCAAAAATGACTATTTGTGCTGCAATATTTGTTGCGCGGTTTTGCCGGGCGATCGCGCGGTTGACGCGATAGTCATTTATTGGGCGGTTTAGGCGCGCGATTAGGCTATGAAACATTTGAGGATAGCCTAAATTTAGGGGCGGTTTTGCGCGGGCTTGACAACCGGTTAGGCGGTTTAGGCTATTGGATATGACTAAAATCTAAAAAAAAGTGTTAGATAAGAATCGTTCGCAATAAGACATAAATTCTGGCGACTTCAAACTGATAGCCTAAACCGCCTAAACCGCCCAAAAAAGAAAAGCCCCCCTTGTCTTTGCCGCGTTTCCTTTCCCCCGGTTGTCATGACTTTGAGGATTGTTGTTTGAGGATAGCCTAAACCGCCCAAGCTTTACGTTAACGTAAACCTATCTGGCATAAATAAAATGGCGCGCGATCGCGGCGCCTATAAAATGGGTTTTGATAGCCTAAACCGCCCAAG